TTTATGAGAGTACCTTAATGGCAGTTATTTCTTTAGAATCAATTTTTTCTGTTTCTAGTTCACTAATTGGTGAGATTGAATTAGATAATTACCTTAATCTTGAACAAAGTCCACAAGATGGCAATCCAATAGAATTGTATTTATTTAATAATTCTGATTTAGAATATTGGTTATATACTAGTAGTGATTCTGTGGTGAATTACGAAGGTAGAACTTATACTCCAGTATTGATAAGAAGAGGAGATATTGTTTTAGATATAAATTCTCTAAAAACTCAATTAGAAATTGAAGTAGAAATAACAAATCCTATGACTCTAAATTGGATAGGAGGACCAATAGAAGGCGTAGTTCAACTAACTATATATCGTTATCATAATAATTCTTTTGTGACTTATTGGAAGGGGTATGTGCGGGGGGTTAAATTTCAACGAGATTCAGCTATTATAATATCAGGGTTAAAGAATATTAGTCTTAAAAGATTTGGGTTAATGCGTAAGTATCAAAGAAATTGTGGTTTATCATTATATTCAAATAGATGCGGAATTTCAAAAACAGATTCAAATTATTATGTTGATGGGATTATAAACTCTGTTAATGGTACAACGATAGATGCTACAATTTTCAGCTCTAAAATTGATGGATGGTTTTTAGGTGGGATTTTTAAAACAGATACTGGTAATTGTCTACAAAAAATAGTTTATCATTCTGATACAGTTATAAGAATATCAAGGGCTATTTCTTCTTTAGTAGCTGGTCAAACTTTTAGAGCTTGGGCTGGATGTGATCATCTTATGGATACTTGTAAAACTAAATTTAATAATAAATTGAATTATGGAGGTTTTCCGTATTTACCAGATAAAAATCCATTTTCTGGGGATGCGGTTATGTAATTATGTTTACAACAAGAAGATTGAAATTAAGATATGCGATTATTTTACAATTGATAGCAGGTTTATTGTATGCTGATATGGTGTTTAGTGACTTGTCTAATACAGCTACAGATTCTGGGACACAACTTGCACTTATAAATTTTTTAATACAAGTAGCTATTATGGTGGCATTGTCTATGATATTAGCTCCAAAACCTAAGCAACCAAAAAAACCTTTACCAGTTGGATTAGAACAATTTGATATACCTACTGCTGAAGAAGGGCGGCCAATACAAGTTTTATTTGGTAAAAGATATATCGCGTCATCCAATGTTGTTTGGTATGGACATTACAGAACTGTTGCTGTTTGGGGGTAATTTTGGAAGTAAAAAAAGCTGAAAATCCAATTATTGTTAAATATTTAAAACCATTTTTTATTGAAGATAGCTTCTATACTAAAGATATAATCGCTAAAGAAATATTTAACATGATGGTTAAAGTTCCTAGAGAAATATTTGTAGCAATTATATTTGAAAAGGATTTATTACATGGCTTTATTATTGGGTGGCTTGAAAAAGATAATAATTTTATTTGGATAACACAGGCTTGGTCCAAACCGGGAACGGATAGAAAATATGGCCGTAAGGCTATAAATATGATTAAAGAATGGGCGGTTAATAATTTTAATATACATGAAATGCGATTTGAGACAAATAGAAATCCTAAAGCTATAGAAAGAGTTTGGGGCTTTAAAATACATTCTTATATTATGAAAGATAAATTTTAGTATGTTATTTTTCAATCTACCATTACCAAAAGACAATACTGAAGTAGAATATTGTAATACCATTTTTCAGGTATCTAAAGATTCTATGTGTCAACTTAGATTTAAGAAAAAGAAGAAGCCCCAAGTTATAGGCTATAGATACTATCTTGGAATGCATATGGTCGCTGGTCATGGTAATATGGATGGGTGCGAAAGAATACGAGTTGGTGAAAAAACGGCTTGGACAAATTCTGAAACTCTAAAAGATACATATAATAATGAAATAAGTTCTTATCTTTTATCACCTATTGTACATTATGGTCAAACTTTTACAGCTACTTCTTCTTATATAGCTAGTTCTGTTTCTTTAAGAATGTGGAGAAATTGGAATGCATTTCCTGGAACTTTGACTGTTAGCATAAGGGATGTTGATACAGACACTGGATTACCTACTGGTGAAGATTTGACAAAAGGTACTACTGATGGTGATACTCTAGTGGAACAGCCTGCTTATGTGAGTTTAGCAGAATGGAGAAATATAGAATTTGATTTTCCAATAGAATTAGAATCAGGAAAACAATATGCTATTGTTGTTAAAGGTTTGCCTTTTGAATCTGCTGGTTTTGGAGGGGCTAATTGGAATATAGATACTTACTATCATTATTCAGGAGGAGGTTTTTGTGTTTCTTTAGACGAGGGAATTACTTGGGGATTTGAAACATCCAACTATGATGCTTCTTTTAGAATATATAAACAAAATGGGGACGCTGCTGATGCTACTATATCTATTTCATCAGATAGTTTATTTGGTGGTGATAAAAAAGAGGGTGGAATTTCTGGTCCTGTTGATTTTATGTTTGGTTCTTCAAGTCAATCTCAGAATTCTTATCTAGTAGCTAGATTAGGAAGTGATATACCTGCTTATAGAGGGGTGTTTTCAGCAGTATTAAGACAAGTTTATGTTGGAACAAGTCCGTATATTAAACCTTGGAGTTTTTTATGCAGACGAATTGGTAAACAAACCGATGGATCTGTACAATGGTATCCAGAGAAAGCAGCTATAAATGCAAGAGAAGCTGACGGTGATGATTTAAATGCTGCTCATATAATAAGAGAATGTTTAGTAGCTCCTGAATGGGGCTTAGGATGGACTGAAGATGATATTGATGATGATAAATTTAAAGAGGCTGCTAATATATTATATGATGAGAATTTTGGTTTATCTATGTTGTGGGATCAAGTACAACCTTTGGAGGAATTTATAGATGAGATTTTAAATTATATCGCTGGAATTTTGTATCAAGATTTGTCATCAGGTAAATGGGTTTTATCATTAGCTAGAGATTCTGATTACACTACTGCATATAATGGATATACAAATAGTGATGATAATCAAGTAAATGCTTCAATAGGTAATGCAAGATTAGCTCAAACATTCATCACTGATAAAACATATACACCAGCTTATGCTAAAATAAAAATTTATAAACAATTTGAAGAACATACTTGTAATATAAGGTGCGAACTTCAAGGAACGGATAGCAATGGTGATCCTGATGGAAATGTTATTACTCACGGAACTATATCGACTTCTGATGTAACTACATCAGCTTCTTGGGTAACTTGCAATTTTTCTTCTGAATCAGAATTAAATGTAAATACTAAATATGCTTTAGTAGTATATCCAATAAGCGGGACCGGTACTATGTATTGGCGATATGATTCATTTGGACAATATGAAGGACATTTTGTAACATCTGGTGACGCAGGCTCTTCTTGGACAAAAAATAGGATTAGAGATTTTATGTTCGAAATTTATGCAGGAGGCCAATTAGAAACTTTTAATGAAGATGATATTATGGAGGTCGAAGAATTTACGCGACCGGCTTATGGTGAAATCATTGATGTTATAGCAGTTAAATTTTGGAACAAATTAACGCATAAGCCACGTTCAACTGAAGCAAGAGATATTGCATTAATAGAAAAACAGGGGAACGCGGAGATAGAAAAAGTTTTAAATTATCAAGGTATATGTAATAAAAGTTTGGCTAATGATGTTGCAGAAAGAGAATTAAAATTGATGACTTCTATGTTAGCTGGAGTAAGATTAAAATGCACAAGAAGGATGGCTCATTTAAAACCTAATGATATATTCAAATTTTCTTGGAGTGAATATAATATTACTCAAATGGCTCTAAGAGTTTTGAATGTTAATTATGGCAATTTACATAAGAACGAAGTGATAATTACTTGCACTGAAGATGAGTTTTGTGCTGCCCCTACTATATATGGTGATGCTGCTGATACTCTACATACAGAAGCTGCTAATGACCCCTCTAATGTTTCTAATATTATTTTATCTGAATTACCATATTTTTCATTGGCTAATGATGTGATAGGTTCCAAAGATTTGGTTGATTTATTAGGTAATGACGCTGGTTATTTAGCTGTTGTAGCTTCGAAACCTACTGATGATGCTTTTGATTTTGATCTATATGCTAGATTATCTGCTTCTTATGAATTTGAAGATATAGGCCAAGGTAATAATAGATGGACTCCATCAGCTATTATTACCAATGGGTTGACTCAAAGTTCAGAGGATGAAGACGTAGATTTGACAACTGAAATAGATTTAGATTTTGTAGAAGAAAATACATACGCTATTATAAATAATGAATTAGTCTTGATTAATTCTGTAGATTATGATAATATGCAAATAAATATTTCTAGAGGTGTATTAGACACAGTACCACAAGCTCATTCTGCTGGAGATAGAATTTATTTTATGGATTTAAACTATAGCATGCCTTCAGATGAATACACTAGCAATGATCAACCACAAGTTAAAATTCTAACAAGAACTTCTTTAGGAACTCTAGCTGAAGATGATGCTGACATACAAACATCAGATGCTTTTGACAGTAGGATGATAAGGCCATATCCTCCGGGCAATTTAAAATTTAATGGGGAAAGTTTTCCTCAATATTTTTCTACAGCCATAACCGGCAAAATTGCCATTACTTGGAATCATAGAGATAGAACTGATGTAGTACAATTAAATTCTATAGTAAAACACACCAATTCTAATAACTATGGCCCAGAAGCTGGTACTACTTATACTATAAAAATATATGATGCTGATGGTGGATTAGGTAGAACTGTTACAGGATTATCTGGGACTTCTTATGATTATACCGAGGCGTTTGAACTTTCTGATTTTGGCTCATTGCAAGATACTTTAAGATTTGTTATATATGCAGTTCGTGGTGGATACAATTCTTGGAATAATGGCTATGATGTAACTTTAGAGCGTTCTTATAGAGGTGACGTTGATTCAAATAGTAATGTTAGTGGAGAATTGATTCCTTATTTTGATGGCAGATTTAGAATAAATCCATCTTCTACTGTTGATGGGGATATAATAAGATCAATCGGGTTATATGGAGTAATAAATTCATCTTCTAATTTGACTGGCATTATGAATCCTGAAATATTAACAGAAAGCTATATTGATGGGTGTACTTCTTATCATACGGTTTATTGGGTTGGAGCAACGGAGCAATGGATAGCTCAGACTTTTACTGCTTCTGAAGATTATGATTTTATAAGAACGGTATTGAATTTGTATAAATTAGTAGGTGATCCAGGAAATATAGAAGTTTCGATAAAAGCAACTGATGGAGGCGGTGCTCCTATAGGTGCTGATTTATGCTCAGCAATTTTAGATGCTAATGGATTTACAACAGATTCAAATGGAAGAGAAGAATCATTTTCTTTTGAATCATCTATTAGTTTAACTGATGGAATTAAATATGCAATAATTTTAAAATCTCCAACAAATGAGAGTACTTATGTTCGTTGGAAAGTTGATAATTCAAGTCCTTCATATTCTGGAGGAAATTTTTATTACTCATTAAATGGTGGCTCAACATGGAATGCAGATAATACTTTAGATGGATATTTTAAAAATTTCAAATCAACTTAAAATTTAAGAATTTATTTAGAAAATAGCAACTAAGCTTAAAAACCCCAAAACCTAGCCCTAAACGGCTCGCCTGTCGACCGCCTAAGCCCCGAACGGCTTATTTAAGGGCAAAAGTGCCTATTGGGTTAATTTAGTGGCTTAAAACGGCTTATACGCAATAAATCCTTGTTTTTAACCTAAAAATAGGGTTTATTTTATTAAAAAATTATTTGCGTTTTATTTGCTTTTGTTAGAAAATATATTATACTTTTATTAGTTAAGGGTTAAAATTAAAAAGTAAATAAAGGGGGTTAAAAATGGCAAAGTTAATTAAAACCTATGAAAATATTAAAAGTATGTGTTTTAACTGGAAAGTTTGGTTTTATTTTGTTTTAGTTTTAATTGCTTTAGGATAAATTAATTTAGGCAGGTTAAATAGGCGGGTTTAATACTCGCCTATTTTATTATAAAAACCTGATTATTATCGGGCGTTAAAAATGTTTAAAATTTTTGGCTTTTTATTTGCTTTTGCTGGGAAATGTGTTATACTTTATGTATAAGGTTATTAAAGCTCTTTAAAACTTAAATCGGGGTTAAAATAAAAGGTGGGGGCAATTTCCAGCGGCTACGGCGTCAAGCGGTTACCTTAAATATCCGCCTTTTATTTTATAAATGAAAGGGTAAAAAATGTTTACTGCAACTAATATTGTTTTGGTGACTTTTGCTGCCTTTTTGTTAAAAGTTTTGAGTTTGAGCAAGAAAAAGCATGAGTCGCGTAAAATTGCTCAGTTAAAAGTTGATGTTGGTTGTTACCTTTTTAATTTGTAAAAGCTGTAATACTTGGCTAGTGATAAGGCCGACCAATTGCCGGACCGGTAACTAGCCAAGACTTATGGGTTTAACAAAATTTGAAAGGGTGAAAATGCTGGAAATATTAAGAACAATTGCGTTTGTTTTAATGGCTTGTGTAGCTATTAAGACTGTTGTAGGTCTTCATTTTCCTTGGGAAAAATGTGAGTGTTGTGGAAAGAAATGGAAGGAACATAAAACAAAAAGCGAATCGTAAAATCGGTATTACCGGAAAAGTGTGGATAATTAGAATTATTTAATTTTGATTAGTTGAAGCAATTTTCCGGACATATTGGTTTTATGAAGGGGGTGAAAAATGGATCTGCAAGAAATAAAAGATATTATAAATTTTGTATGTGAACAGGAAGGTTGTAAAAATAATTTAGATGTAAAGTTTAAAACTGTTAAAACTTATTGGGCTGTAATTTATACTACACGGTGTAAATTGTATATTAATACAAGATTATTAATACAGCCTATAGAAAAACAGTATCAAACAATAATTCATGAGACTTTACATTATGTGCTTAATCAAGGACACACTAAAAAATTTAAAATTAAGGAGGATTATTATTTAGCACAATTCGGATTAGAAGCTTTGCGTAATACTAAAGCTGTCCATGTTAAAGGTTTAATTGCTGCTGATAGAATTGTTTGGCATGAATCATTAGCATATTAATTTTAAGGGGGTGAAAAGATGCTAAGTAAATATTGTCAAGAATGTGCTAAGTTTATTTCTAAAAAGTGTGCGGGTAAATTGCCTGCAAAGAAAAGGAATTCGATTTTTAGTACTAGAACAAATAATATTCCATCAGGTTTAAACTTTTGTAGTAAATATGAATTCGACGAGCGTCAGTATCCTTGTGATGGTGATGCTTTTATAGAAGAAAATTATAGCACAATAGTTGAACGGAAAGAAGTACGAACGATTAAAAAAGTAAATAAAGAGCATAGTGAAGATGTTGATTTGGCTTTGAATTTAAGTAGCAATGATTTTGCTGGTTTAATATGAAATACTGAGGGGGGGCGGAAATGATTAAAAAGTTATATTATATTCCAAAACTATCCGATTTAGACAAGTATGTTGACCCAAGTGTAGCGAGTAATGCCATACAGCTTGTGAAGAATAAGACGTGGCATCCTGAAATAATCGGAGAACAGCAAAGACTAATGGCTGCTTTTATCCATTTCACTATCAGCGGTAAAGCCTCTAAAAAGATTTGCATAAAGAGATACTTGAAAACTGGTTTTGTGCCACTTTTCAAAAATTGTAGACAGAAAATAGCGTCTTTTGGCCTTCTTCCCCAAGAATTTACTGCCGAGGAAAGAGCTTATCACGATGAGCTTAATCGTAGAGCAGAAGAAAAAGAACAAAGAAAAATTGCTGAGGAAGTAGAAGAAGAATGCCAAGAGGCTAAATATAATGCGTGGTATGACGAAAAATATGGCTATTAATTATTAGTGAATATTTATAATATAAAGGGGTGAAAAGATGGATTCTAAAGAAGAAACTTTAGTTTGTAATAAATGTTTAACCGGATTTACTAACTGGGATGAATTAACTTATGGTGATGAATGCCCATTTTGTGAGGATGGTGGATATTTAGTACATTATGAAGATATAGATGGGTACGGTTATGAACAATTATCTAATGATGAATTAATGCAAGAGCATCAACATATGCATGATCTTTTTGATAAAATTGAAGAAGATGGCACTAAAGATTTGAGCAAGCCATATTTTGATTTCCCACATTTTCCGCAACCTGATAAATTTTATCAGCAATGCAATGATAGAAATGATAGGCAAGATTCTAGAAAAATAAATTATGATAATTTGCCAGCACAAACTTTAACTTTAAGTTTTCATGATTTAGATTGTCAGGAATTGGCTTTAATAGATTTATCAGGAAAAGATTTAATATGGGATAATGAAAAGGAGTATTCTGTCATTAAATGTATGGAGATTTTTCAACATACATTTCTTGAAGAAAATATTTTATAAAAATTTTATTTTTTCCTTGCTTTATAGTTTATTATGTGTTATAATATAAGTAAGTAAAATAAATTAATATAGTATATAGAAAAGAGCAATTATGGGTGAATTTAAAATACCTGCCTTTCCAATATTAGAGCCTTTATCAAAAGCGACTGAAACCACTTTAAAGCCAATAAAATTTTTAGAAACAGATTTTTTGGAAATTGATGTTGATGATAAAGGCGAACATTTTATAACTCAATCCGTTTGTTTAAAAAGATGTCCATCTAATATTCTACCAAGTATTGATGATGCTGCTTCACCTGAATACGTTCAAACTCCAGATGGAGCTTTTTATAAAGATGATGCTTATTATCACTATCCAAGTTGGAATGCAACTTCCGCTTGGTATAATCGCATCCCAGAAAGAAAACAATTGGGGTATGGTAAATGGCGTTTAGCAGGTACAGATTATACTGCATTAATAATTCATCACATCTGGCCACATTATAAATTAATTTTCAAATCCGAAATGGCTTCTGCATTGTACACTTATTTATTGCGTAGATTTTTTGTTCAATCAAAAGGTGCAACTTTAACGGCTGAATGGAAGCTAACAAACAAATGTCCAGTTATGCCAAAAGAATTTATTGAACACAAAAAATTACCGCTAACAGATTATCAAAAAGTGGCTCTACTTGTTAGCATGATGACTAATGCTTATGCTTTGTTCATGGAACAGGGAACGGGAAAGACTCCGATAGTTGTAAATAGAAGTTGTTTGGAAGGCACTAAGAAACGTATTAAAAAAGAAGGGATGCATCGGGCGTTAATAATTTGTCCACAGCAAGTTCGATTAAACTGGGAAAGAGAATATGTAAGATTTGCAACTGTTCCGGGAAAGACTTGTGTTTTACGTGGAAGTAAATTAAACAAAGTCCGTTCGTTAGTTGATATTGTAGCTGATGAAAAAGATTGTGCTTGGTCTGCTGCTATATTATCTATTGATTCAGTCGGTAGTATTTGGGAGAATTTAAAACTTATAAAATGGGATTTGGTAGTTATTGATGAATCCCATAAAATTAAGAACAGTAAAACAAATCGTTTTAAAAATGTAATGAAGATAGATGATTTAAGAGCTAAATCAAAAATGGTTTTAACAGGTACTCCTATTACTAATACGGTTTTTGATTTATGGTCACAGTGGGAATGGCTGGCAAAAGGATTTTCTGGGTTTTCAACTTACGAAAATTTCCGTTCATTTCATGGACGATGGGAAACAGTTCTGGAAGGTGGTTCAGCGGTTCAAAAATTAGCAGGGTTTAAAAATGTACCTTTAATTCAAGAAAGATTAGCAAGGTCTTCATTCTTATTGCGTAAAGTTGACGCTGGTTTGAATTTGCCTGATAAAGTTTATGACATATACGAAGTTGCTATGAATAAAGCTCAAGCAAAAATTTATGAGCAAACTGCTACAAAACTAGCTGTAGAAATAGATGAGATATTAGCAAGTTCTGAGGATATGAATCTTACAGTAGAACATATATTAACCAAATTAATTCGTTTAGCTCAAATATGTTCTGGTCATGTAAAACTTGATGATGATATAGATAATAAGGGTGATGCAGTAAAAGGCAGAGTTATACAGATATCAGATAAGAATCCAAAGATAGAAGCTCTAGTAAACTTAATAAAAGAAGATTGGGAAAATGATATTAATAGCAAGTGCATTGTTTGGGCTTGTTTTATCGAAGACTTGCGAGCTATAAGTGAAAAGCTTGATAAAGAAGGACTTAATCATGTGGGTTATCATTCAGCTATAAAAGATGGCTATCGTGTAAAAGACTCTGCTGCTGCTGAAGATGTAATTAATTTTGATGATTCTTGTAGAATATTGTTGGCTAATCCTGCTTCTGCCGGTGTTGGTCAAAATTATTTGGGATATGATGTTAATAATCCTGACAAATCTAATATGTATGTTAATCATCATATTTATTTTAGTTGTAATTGGTCTGCTGTTGATAGAATTCAAAGCGAAGATCGTTCCCATAGGCGAGGTACAAGAACCAATTTACGAATAACTGATTTAGTTGTGCCTTATACTATTGACCAAGAAATACGTGATCGTGTAACATTAAAACGTGAAATGGCAATGACAATTCAGGATATACGCGATATACTTAACAATGTGCTAAGAGGATATAGGAGATAAGAAATGAAAGGTTATATTTGTCGTTCTAAAAATTCAAATCAAATTTGTATAGCTTGTCTTTTTGGTGAAAGGATTTTTAATAAACCTGAAATAGATGAATCAGGTAGATTTGTCCATATTCCAGGATGGTTTTCATCAATGAATATTAGAACATTTAAGAAAAAATATGGCTTTAATATAAAGCCTGGATCTTGGCAGTATATTAATATATCTATAAACTAAAAGAATAAAGTAAATAGAAAGGACTGAAAAATGAAAGGTTATTTTGGAATAGGAATTTACCATCCACAAAAATCTGTAAATATTGGCACATTATGGAGAACAGCCAATATTTTAGGGGCTTCATTTATATTTACTATTGGTAGAAAATATAAGAAACAATCTTCTGATACGATGAAAACCCCTAATCATGTGCCTTTATTCTATTATGAAAATTTTGATGGTTTTAAAAAATGTCTTCCAGATAATTGTGATTTAATTGCTATAGAAATAATTAATAATGCTAAAATGCTTAAAAATTTTTGTCATCCAAAATGTGCTTGTTATCTTTTGGGTGCTGAATCTTATGGTATTCCTGCAGATATTTTAAATAAATGTGATGATACAATACAATTAGGTGGGGAGTATTGCATGAATGTTTCTGTTGCTGGTAGCATAGTATTATACCACAGAACAGTTTTAAACTAAAGCATAAAGTAAATAGAAAGGGTTAAAAATGAAAATTGAAGGCACAATTTATTTCTTTGCTCCGTTAGAAAAAGACTTTAATAGTAGAGATGATTTGCGTGAACATCTTGCTCGGCCGACTGCTGGTCGTTTGTTTTTAAAGAAGAATGAAAAAGAACAATGGACTATTCCTTTTGGTAGTATAACGCATTTAGTTTCTATTTTAAATGATGTTAATAGCAACGAAATAAGCGATTTAGATTTTACGATTGATGGAAATAAACCTTATGAAGAAACTTTTAATATTAAAGATCGTAGATGTTTTAGGGTTAAGATACAAAGTGTTAATCCTAATAATGAGCCATTAAAATATGCTGGGTATTTAGGCGGTTTAGCAAAAGAAAAATTAAAATGTTCAGAGTTGTCAGACAGTTCTATAGGTGTTTTAATACAACTTGATATTGATGAAGATAATAAATATTATAAAATGTATTTTAATGATTTCTTTGATGCAGGTGTTAAGCTCGATAGAATGTTTACAGTTGAAGTTCGTAAAAGAATTTTAACTGAAGAAAAATACGCTGAATCATTAGCTATATCTTATAATGATGAAGTTGATAATATAAAATCTTCTCATCCAGCACATGGCGGGAAAGGTATTTATCATACATCTTGGTGAAAAAGTAAAAGAGAAAATAAATTAGATATTTTGTGTAAATTTATATTGAGAGGATTAATTATGAATTGTAAAACTTGCAAATATATGGAAATATCACATGAAGGCTTGTATTGTTATATGTTTAAAGATAAGCCGAAAATTTGTAGATTGAATAATGCTTTTGGCAAGAAAAATGTTTTTAGAAGAGACAAAATAAGGAAAAGAAATTTCTCAAAAAATTATGTATCACAAGCTACAATAGCTAATATTCTAATACAATCAGAAATGGCCAAATTACAGGAAGAAGCAATTAAGAAGGGACTTGAGATGAAAGTAATTGATGGTGATTGTGTTTTAATTCATGAAGATTTGGTTGAAATACCCAAAAAACTAACTGCAAAAATACAAAAGATTTCTTGCGGTGGTTCTGCTTATTTCGCTGATTGTCCTTATTGTGGTAAAACTAAAATTTTAGGCAATGAATTAAATACAATGTCTGCTTTATGTGATAAAGGTGGTTGTCATAGATTTTTTAATCTGGAGCATTGATGATACATAGAAAAGAAATGAGTTTGGGTGAAGCTTTAGCCGTATTTGATTTTAACTTAGAAGCTAATATAACTGAAAATTTAATAAAATCAAAATTCAGAGAATTAGCTTTATTAATACATACAGATAAAAATAAAACCATTGACAAAAAAGAAGCAGGTGAAAAACTGGCTAGTATAGTATCTGCTAAGAAAATATTATTAAAAAATTTAGATATACTAATAACCCCAGAAAATAGAAGTAAAATTATTAATGAAAAGCTAGATACAACATTCATTGATTTTATAAAAGGCTCTGATGATAAAAACAAACCATTCACAATTTATAAGAAAGGCAGAGGGTAGATAATAGAATGAATATGACAAAAGTTAAAATTGAAGATATTAAAAAATTAGCAAAATTAATAAAATGCAATTTCTCATTGTGTGAATTTATGGGCCAAACAGAAAAAGAAGTGTTGGTTGCTCAAACAATACATGCTTGCGTAAAAAATTATAAAAAATATAATAAGATATTTTCCTTTTTAGGTAATTTAAAAGAATCTGCAATGTTCCAAAATAGTAGTGCTTATAAATGGCTTGTAGAAAATGATTATTTTAAGGAAGGTGTATATGAAAATAAAAAAGTTATATACCCAACACAAAAACTTATACATGAATTAAATAACTTTTTTGGTATTAATTAATAATGAATAAAACGCAAGTTGTAAATGTATATAATGAGCCTTACGACGTTTGTATAATGCGTCCGGGTCGCTGGCAAAATCAATATCGTATTGGTATTGATGGCACAAGAGAGGAAGTGATATTAAAGCATCGCAAGGAGATGTTATATAATATAAGATATAATGATGAATATCTAAGATCATTATTATTTTTAAGGGGGGAGAAACTTGGTTGCTGCAAGCCAAAAGCATGTCATGGTGATAATTATGTTGATATATTAAATGCTAAAGTTATTGGTATTGTAGGATCTAGACGTAGATTTAATCAAAATGATTTTAATAAAGTAAAAGATAAATTCTTTAGTATTTATAAACAAGGGGATATAATTGTAAGTGGCGGCTGCCCGACTGGCGGTGATAAATTTGCTGAAGATATTGCAGATGACTATAATATACCAATTATGATTTTTCGTGCTAAGTGGAAGCAATATGGTCGTATAGCTGGTTTTATACGTAATACAGATGTAGCAAAAGAAAGCTGGGAATTAATTGCTTGTGTTGCTAATGATAGGACAGGTGGGACTGAAGATACAATAGAAAAATTTTGTAAAAATAAAACAGAAAAAGAAATAGAAAGTTTATTGCATTTAGTTTAAAGGAAAAATAAAATGAAACAAAAAGAGAAAAAAGAATCAAGAGTGTTTGTATTACAAAAACAAAATCGTTATGACATATCTTCTGTAAAAGATTATAGTAAAAATATAATTTATTTAGCAGAAGATGAAAGGATAAATCAATTTGATACTTTTGGATTTATTGATTTAATAGTCTATAAATTACGTAAATTTGAATTTAATCCAGACATTGATTTTATTTGTTTAACTGGGTCTTCGGTACTATTGTCTTTGTTTTTAGCAACTATAACACGAAGGTATAATATGCATGATAATTTTAAGTTGTTAATGTTTAATTCTAAAACAAATAAGTATCAATTAAGAATCGCTAATTTTGAGGTTTGAAATGAATATTAACTTTACAAACGAAACATTATATCCTAATTCAGATAGAACTAAACCTAAATCATCAAACAAAGTTATAAAAGAGTTTTTAAATATAAAAGAGCAAGTAACTCTTTTATATAATCTTGTTTATGGCTTTCTTTCTAAGAACACTAATGATATAAAAAGTAAAAAGCTAACAAATAAAATAATGTGCGACTTTGGATTTATATGCCGCGAATTAGAAAACACATTTGATGAATTAAGAAAAGAAGCTAAAGCAAGAAAAGAACTTTGTGGCAATATTATTGCTTATAACATTACACAAGATGCATTAATGGATCCAACAATAGAAATGATAGTTCGTGGAGATTTAGCAACTGCAAGTCCTGACGTTAAAATGCAAGCTGCTTTACCAAAGAAATTCTCATATGAATATTTTGTATTAACGGATTATTTTAAAGTGCCTAGAGAGGTTGCGACTACTGGTATTTTAAAATTAGATTGGAAGGAAGTAACAAAATTTTTAACAAAGTGTAGAGAAGATGGCAAATCTATTCCTGATGGATTTGGAAAACAATATCCATTATATTCTGTTACTTATAGAAAATCAAGAAATAAATAATTAACTATTTAGTATAAATAAAATTAAATTTTGTATTTGCCTTTTTACTTTATTTAATGTATAATATTAAACTACAAAATAAACATAATAATTAATTGAGGAGACTAAAACATGGGCGATGAAAATGCCAAATCATCACGGTTGGAAACTGCGATTAATCGAGTCGAAGGACAAGAAGCAAATTTTTTAGCACAATATATTGAAGAGGATGATAGTTTAGATTCTTTACAAGAACATCGTATAGTACCAAGATTTAAAATTATTCAAGCCACAAGTGATAGTGAACTTACTGAAAATTTTGGTATTGGTTCTGTGATTGTTCGTCCCGGTGATTCTTTAATAAGTAAATTTAAAGAGGAGCCTAAATCATTTGAATTTGTGCCTCTATTCTTTTTTGTTGAATGGGCAAAATGGCGTGATCTTAAAGATACTGGCCCAATGATACTTGAAAGGTCGCATGATCCATCAAGTTATTTAGCTGAGAATTCCAAAGATGCTAAAACAAGAAAAGAGCTATATCCTAATCAAAGCGAAGCTTTACCAGAAAAAGAAAAGAAGTATTATTCTTATGTGGAGCATTTAAGATTTATTGGGCTTATTTATGGTGATCACCCTCTTGCTGGCACACCAGTCACTCTTTCATTTGAAAGAGGGGAATACATGCAAGGTAAGAATTTTATTTCCGCGGTAACTTTACGTCGACAAGTTGTAAATGGTAAACCATCTAAAATACCTCTTTGGTCACAAGTTTGGAAATTGAGCACAATTCATCATACTCCAGATGCTACAAGAAAATGGTACGGCTTTAAATTTGAAGCTGCTGATACGCCGGTAATTAATCAAGAAGAAGCAGCCGATATGAAGGCGTTACATTTAGAATTTAAAGAACTATTCGAAAAACAGCGTCTTATGGTCCAGGATGAGGAAGATGATACTATTTCTGCCGATGAAGCTGCTGTAAAAGCTAACGAAGATTTTTAATTAGAAATTTCTTTTCATTTTTAACTCCTTTCAAAATTGGTGACAGTTGACAATTGTGAAATTTTATGGTGAGCTATCCTACCCAAGTTGATAGTTCTGTCACCAATTTCTTTTTCTTATAATGATTGATATCACAAAAATAAATGCTTTAGTTGAATTGAGCAGACTAGGTTGGGATGTAATTCCATCTGGAGCTGATGAGATTAAATGTATTTGTCCGTGTCATGATGATGTCAATCCAAGTTTATCTTTAAATACCACAAAAAATTTATGGAAATGTCATGCTGCTCAATGTAACGCCTCCGGAGATATAATATCTTTATTTGCTCATATCTTAAAAGTAGAACGAAAAACTATAATAGCAGATTTATTAACTAGATATCCAAACTTAGTAGATAAGAAAGTAATTAAACAAGATAGAGTTGAAAAATGGCATAATGCAATTTGGAATTCTGGCCCATTATTACAAGAGCTATACAAAAGAGGTATAACAGATGATGAAATAAGAGAACAAAGATTGGGATATTCTATACGTGAACAACGTATCATGATTCCAATTTTTGATTTAGATAATAACATAATAAATATAAGAAAATATCTGCCCGGAGCTCCCGGCCCAAATAAAATGAAAAATATGTCAGGCTATAGTACAAATGTATTATATATGCCGGAACAATTAAAGTATGAAACTATATGGGTATTAGGGGGAGAATTAAAAGCGCTAGTTTCAAAAAGATTTCTAAATCCATCAAATATAGGTGCAACTACTTTTACTGGGGCAGAAGGGGCGTGGGATAAAAATTTAAATAAACTATTTAAGAATAAAATAGTTTTTATTTGCATGGATATAGATGCTGGGGGACGAGAAGGCTCTAGACGACTTGCTGCTCATTTAAATACTACAGCACAATCAGTATATATAATTGATTTAGCAACCTTTTTAGATATAGGCAAATATCCAAAGGGTGATGTTAATGATTGGGTGGCTAAAGAAAATGCTAAAGAAAATGATTTTGCAATTGCTATGAAAATGGCGATAAAATATGTTCCACCTTATTTTGAAGATAAAGATGATGAAAATATACTGCCAGTATCTTGTGATTTATTTGAAGTAAGAAAAAGTGAAAATATTGGCAAGAAATGTGAATGTAGTTTCGTTATCAGTATGTTAGACACAGAAAATTATCATGTGGCTAAAGATATAAAAATTTCATGCACTAGAGATTCAAGTTTTTGTTCTTCATGTATTGTTAATTCAAAAGAAGTTGATAATAAAACTGGTCTAGTATCAATAACATTAAAACCAAAGAATCAAGAATTTTTAGGGGTAATCGGTGTTTCACAAAATAAGAAGATATTACATAATGCTCTTTTAGGTGCTTTAGGTGTACCTGAATGCAAATCTGCAAAAATAACTATAGATACTTACTACGACGTTTCTGACGTGCGATTGAGCTCCGTATTTGATTTAAATATAAATCAAAGTAAAACGGATATAAATCAACCAGCTTTTATAGTCGGTTTAACAGAAGACCAATTAGAATTAAATATACCATATATCGGTATTTGTAGAAACTATCCTGATCCAAAATTTGGTCAATCAGTTTTATTAGTTGAAAAAATACAAAGAAAAGAAGACAGTTTATCTTCTTTTGATTTGACACAAGAAGATTTTCAATTACTAGGTTTGTTTAAAATAGACAACTATGATTGATAGCGAAAAATATGAATTGTTATCAAAAAAGATAGATGATATTTGTAAAGATTTATCAAATAATGTTACTAAAATATTTTTGAGAAAAGATTTGCATCTAGCTTTTTTGATAGCTTATTGCTCAGCATTGCATTATAATCTAGATGGCGAAATATGCTATGGGATTATAGATTGTTTAATTGCTGGGGATAGCTCACAAGGTAAATCAAAAATTGCAGAAAGTTTAGTTAATTTTTTTAATTTGGGTGTTATTCATGATTGTGGTAATGCCAAAAGAACTGGATTATTAGGTGGATTAGAACCTATGGGTTCTAAGGGTAAATGGTTTATAAAATGGGGGACTATACCATTGAACGATAGGCAATTAGTTATATTAGAGGAACTGAAAGGTGCTCCTGAAGAAATTATAGCAAATTTAAGAAGCATGCGTTCTAAAAAAGAAGCTGAAATAATGGGTATGGTTAGTCGAGTTACACCAGCAAGAACGAGATTAATAATGCTTTCTAATCCGCGTAGTAGCAAGAAAGATGTAGCTTCTTATGATTTCGGTATTAAAATAATAAAAGAATTAATGGGGCAATTAGAAGATGTTCGTCGTTTAGATTTTGCTATGATAGTTTCTAAAGCTGAAATGGATGAAGATCTTAGAGATAAATTTATAAAAAATAGTTTAGTAAAAAACCCCAAATACACTAGTGAAGCTTGGAAAAAATTAATATTATGGATATGGACTCGTTCTGTTGATCAAATAAAATTTGAAAGTGGTTTTAGAGAATTATGTTTGGAATTATCTAAAAAATTATATAAAGAATTTACTGAAACTATACCATTAATTGACTCAGGTTCTATGAGACATAAACTAACTAAAATGGCCATTGCTATTGCTGGTTTAACTTTTAATACTGAAAAAAATAATTATAATAATTTATTGGTTTGCAAAATACATCTACAATATGCTTATAATTTTTTAACTAAAATATACTCTAGTGAATCTTGTGGTTATAAAGAGTTTTCTTATGATGATAAATTTTCAAAAGAATTAAGAGATAATGATGTAAGTTTTTTAACTAAGCGTTTAAAAGAAACAAAGTATCCAAAAGATTTAATTGAACAATTATTGCATGCTGACGATATAGATAGAAATAGCCTAATGGATTGGTGTGATATTGGTCAAGATCAAGCCCAAAAATTACTTGGAGATTTAGTTCGTAAAAGAGCTTTGTTTAGAAATGGATTCCCATATATGAAATCACCGGGATTTACAAAATTATTAAAATCATTATTAAATGATAGAAGTTTAGTAGAACAAAATAATATATATGAAGATGCGGAGTTTTAATATGATAGAAACACAAAAATCAATTTATGAATTTCACCGTAAACATAAAATACCTTGCAATTTACCTTTAAAACCTAATAAAAGATTTTCAAAATTTATAATGATTATATTTTGTAAATTAATAATTTTTATTTCTAAATTTTGCTATATTTATTCAAGAAGTGTCAAAAATGATATTTATACTATGAAAAAATTTAGGCGTTTTCATTTAATACTTGAAGAAACTGCTGAAATGATGCTGCATATAAACAAAGGTGAATTAAATGGTACTTGTGATGGCTTTGGTGATTTATGTTATGTTGTTAATGGGATTGCTGTGGATTATATTCTCCCAGCAAAAGAAATAATTCAAGAAGTATGTAGGTCAAATAATACTAAAGCTCCAAGAGATATTAAAAATAACCCAAGACTTAGAGATAAAGGTGAAAATTTTAGCCCGCCAAATTTTAATGAAATTTTAATAAGTGGTAGAAAAAGATTAAAAGACGAAAATCAAATTTAAACAATTTTAATTTATTAGGAAAAAAGAAATGTTATTGATAGAAGGCAGTGATTGTTTAGGTAAAACAACTTTAGCTAAGACTATAGTAAGAAGACTTTCGGAAAAAGGCTTTCTTGCTATTTATAGCTGGATGACAAGACCTAATGAAGAGATATTTGATTTCTTTTTGGATTATAAAAAATTATTAAATCCTTATGCTGTTCAAGATAGATTTCATCTTGGTGGATTAGCCTATCATAAAAATAAAATATGGCCTCAGCGTTTATCTATTATAAATAGTTGGATAAGAAGTGTTGGTGGGATTATAGTTGTATTATATGCTAATGATGAACAAAAATATAAATCACTTATAGAAAATGATACTCGCGGAAATTTATTAGATGTCCAAACAATGTGCGATGGTAATAATTTCTTTAAAAATTATGCAAATAAAGGTGATTGTGATTTTGCTTTTAATGTTTTGCCAATAAATTTTGAAAATCCCAACTATGTAAATGATTCAAATATAAATGAAATTATAGATGAATGGATATCAAGAAGATTTACATTAGAAAGAGGGGACATTATATAATGAACGAAAAATTTATAAAATTTTTAAGATTAAATATATTGCAAACTTTTAAAGATATAAAATTACAAGCAGAAAAAAATCAAGTTTGTAAAAGAAAAGCTGTTGGATGTGCTATAATAGAAATTGATACAACATTAGAAATAATAAATAAAACTTTTGCAATAAATGGGCCATCTGGAAATAAAAATGAATGCCAAAATATTGTAGGTGCTTGTGGTTGTAGTCATGCAGAGCCACGAGCTATAATGAATTATTTATTATTTAGAAGCAGACATAGACTAAATAAAAAAGAAAATAAAATAAAAACAATTTTACTAACAACGTATTCTTCTTGTGTGAATTGTGCTAATATAATAATTGATTCTGGAGTTATAGATGCAGTAGCTTATGAAATATTAGCCCCTTATTGGGCTGAGCACCCCCGAAACGCAAAGGCTATGCTAGATAGAACAATGCCTCATTGGACTAAAGAATTAATTGAAAATCCTGAAACTGGTATTACACTTTTAAAAGATTGGTTGAATATCTAATGTTTAGTTATTTTGGCTCAAAATCTAAATTAGTAAAATATTACCCCAAACCAAAATATGATATTATAATTGAGCCATTCGCCGGTTCTGCTCAGTATGCGTTCCATTATTGGGATAAACAAGTTATATTAATTGAAAAGGATAAAGCTATATTTGATATATGGGATTGGCTGATAAATAAAGCAACTTATGATATAATAATCAATCTGCCTCTATATAAATATAATGAAATTATAGATATTGAAAATAAGGCGATAAAAAATCTTATTTCTTTAGAAAGCTTTCGAGGATGCTGTTTTAGAAGTAATAATGATTTTGCTAAAAGAAAAATAGGAAATAGAAATAGAAATAGATGGTCAGCTAATAATGGGAATGGTAGAAAAAGAATTGCAGATAATTTATACAAAATAAGGCATTGGAAAATTATTCATGGTGATTATAGTTTAGCCAATAATATTGAAGCTACTTGGTTTATTGACCCACCTTATAGTAACGGAATAGGGTCTAGATATAATTATAATTGTGATAGTATAAATTATACTGAACTTGGAAAGTGGTGCAAAGAACGTAAAGGTCAAATAATAGTATGTGAAGATTTATTAGCTGATTGGTTACCTTTTGAATTTTTGCATTTAAATATTGGACAATATCATTCAATTGGCAAGAATATTGAAGCTATTTGGACAAATGACAAGTAATGATACATTTACCAAACAATTCAAATATAATTGAATCTTTATCTGAATTGCCTAATTTAAAAAATCGTAAAGAAATATTTTGCGATATAGAATCTAAAAGAGTATTTCAGCATAAAGATTTAGGTGGTTTATATCCATGGAAAGGTGATAGAATCTGCGGATTTAGTATAACCGCTGATGATATAAGAGAACGCTGGTATATACCAATTCGACATACTGCTCCTAATTCTAACAATTTACCAGTATCCAATGTTATGAATTGGATACAAGATATTCTACAATCTTGCAAGGATTGGATAAATCATAATATTAAATTTGATGCTTTAATGTTTGCAGTAGGTGATAATGTAGAATTTAAGTGCAGATTAATTGATACATTAACACAATGTAAATTATATTATAGTGATAGAATAGGCTATGGCTTAAAACCTGTATGTAAAGATTGGCTGGACTATGATGTTAGTGCAAAAGATAGGGTTGCAGCTTATTTAAAAAGTATAAAATCAAAATCTTACGCCGATGTGCCCATAGATATTCTAGGTGAATATGCTAATGATGATATTGGTATGAATCGTGAATTATACAGATTCTTGCAGTCAAAATTAGAAGCTAGAATCGCAGAAACTAAAAAAATAGAACAGGCGGAAGCTGTCAAAAGATTAGTAGAAACTGAAATAAATTTAACTTCTGTTCTATTCGATATAGAAAAAGATGGCTTAAGAGTAGATGAAATCGAATGCAAAAAAGCATCTTTAAAAGCTTTGCGAATAATGATAGATAATGCTACTAGGATAGCAGATTTAACTGGGCGTGAATTTATAAATTCGAATAATTGCATATATGATATTTTTATAAATCAATTAAATTTACCGATTTTAAAAACTATATCAGAAAAGAAAGATGGAAGATATTATGATACTGGTCGTCCAAGTTTTGATAAAGATGCAATGGCTTTATATAGAAATCATCCACTAGTTGTTAGTGATCCTAAAATAAAAGAAATAGTAAATTTAATATGCGAATACAGAATAAAACAACAGTTTAAAAGTTTATATTTAGATACTTTTTTAGAACTCAATGTAGATGGCATAATACATCCAAACTATAATCAAGCCGTTCGTACTGGTAGGTTATCCAGTAGTAAACCAAATTCACAACAACAAAATGAAGATTCAAAAGTATTATTACATCCTTTTGAAGGCGAAGGGTTTATTTCTAATGATTATTCACAAATTGAATATCGACTAATTGTGCATTATGCAAAAATAGAAGAAGCTATAAAAGCATATAACGAAAATCCAGAAACAGATTACCATCAATGGGTCGCTGATTTAATACAAATAATAAGAAAACCTGCTAAACAACTTAATTTTGGTATGGCTTATGGGCAAGGAAAGAATGGTGTTACTGCACAATTAATGTCTAATGACCATATAATTGAAATGATGACAGCTAAAGTTGCGGAATTGATTGCGAGTAATAAATTAGAAAATAATTTAAGAAAAGAAAAACTTGTAGAACTTTGTAGAAATCATGCTGAATATTGTTGGAACAAATATCACGATAGATTTCCAGAAATAAAAACAACTTCAGACGCTGCTAAAAATACGGCTGCTGTTCGTGGTTTTGTTTTTAATGCTTATGGTCGTAGAAGATATCTACCCGGAAGAGTTGCAAGAAAAGCTTTTAATTCTATAATACAAAGTTGTGCTGCTGATATTATGAAAGAAAGAATGGTTGCAATTTCACCAAGATTTAATAGTGAATCTAAAAAATGGGGCATTAAATTAGCAGCAAATGTACATGACGAATTATTAAGTCGTGTTCCATTAGAAGTTTTGTATGAATCAAAACTCCATAATTATATTTGTAATATGTTAGAAACAACTACGATAAATTTCAAAGTACCTATTTTAACAGGCTTGGGTATAAGCCCTAACAATTGGGCTGAAGCTGCTGGCGATAAAGTAATAAAAACCGCTGATGGTAAATTTATAGCTGGCAAAATACGTTAACTATATACGTTAACTATATTTATATAGTTAATTTTTTAATATATACTATATAAATATAGTAATAAAGCCATTAACGGCTCGCCTGTCGACCGCCTAAGCCCCGAACGGCTTATTTAAGGGCAAAAGTGCCTGCTTATATTACCTTAAATTAACGGCTCTTAAACTAGCTTATATAAGTTATAAATTAGCATAAAAATAAGCATATTATCGGGCGTAAAAAATCTTAAAAATATTTACAAAATGCCAAGTTTTTATTTGCTTTTATTAAAGAAATGGTTTATACTTTATATAGTTATAGTTAATGGGGTTAAATTAAAGGGTGAAAAATGGCAACTAATAAAACAAATGAATGTGAAGGCTGCAATGCTTATATAATTTCTGGTATTGTAATACATGAGCCTAATTGTCCCATATGTTATCCTAATGATTAACTTGTAATATTTATTTAACTCCAATAAAAATTATAAGATAAAATCTGGGGTGAAAAATGGCAGATAATAAACTAAACAACACAATAAGCAAAACCAAAACAAGCAACGAAGTTGACCAAAAAGTTTACAAATATTATCAGCGTCAATCTTGTTTAATTAATATGGATCATAGCGAAGTTGCAATATTTAAAAGAACAAAAAATATTCTTAAACGACATGCTGGCAAGAAAAATGAGTACGATTGTCTTGGGGCTATTCTTCTAATGGATCATGACTGGGATAGTAAGTCTGGCATAGCTTTTAGAAATTTTATTGATTTAAAGATGATCGCAAAACGCATGGATGAAATACATGCTGAGCAGCGTAAAAAAACTTAATGAAAAATAATTTTTCGCTTGCAATTTATTTAGAATGTGTTATACTATAAATATAGTTGGTAATAAAACGTAATTAAAATTTTAGAGGAGAACTCAAAAATGGCAAAAGTTAATAAGGTTAATCCAAATAAGGATAGCGGTAGTAAAAAGGAAAAGAAAGACAAGGGCAAGGTTGATTTTGTAATGGAAAATGCAAAGTGCCGCGACAAGGATGGGAAGGTTGTTTCAGCAGTAAATAAGGATGGACTTTTGATCGCTGTACCTATGCCGATTAAGGAAGGCGATAGCGTAGTCTATGCAGGTTATGATCCTCGTAGACATTTACCATTAAAGAAGGGACATTTTGCTTCAATGGTAACTTACATTCGTTATCAGGCGTATGTCGCTCGCGTAAAAGCTGCCATACTTGTTAAGAGTGCCGAGGAAAAGGAAAAGAAGGCTGCCAATATCGAAAAGTTTGGCGATGAGGAAACTCGCAAAAAGGCACAGAAGCTCGCCCGCCTCCGTGAAGCTGCTAAGTTGCTGGAAGAGCAGCTTAAGGCCGATGGTGCAAATGTTGATGATATCTAATTGATCAGTTAAATCCGCAATACTTAGCCGTTAAATAAAACGGCTAAGACTTATGGGTTTAAGATTAAATTGAAAGGGTGAAGAAATGGCAATAGGAAGTTACAGACCAACAAAGGCGGATAAACTTGCTGATTTAAAAGAAACATGCAAAGTTGACGCTGCTTTAATAAAACATTATGAATTTATTCTAAATCATTTCAACGAAATAATTGCAGTCCACGATGAAGAAATTGCTAAAATAGAAGAAAAGAAAGAAGCTGTATTAGCACAATTTATTGAAGCCCCAGAAAAACTTATTGCATTAAATAAACATTTAGATGAACTGAAAACTCGCATCAATGATATAAAAGATACCACTGATGTTAAAAAGCAAAAAGTGCGGAAGCTCAAAAACTTAAAGGCTCAAGTTGCTGAACTTGAAAAAGAACTTAGTGGTGGTAATATTAGTTTAGAAGAGCTTGAAGAATTGTTAGCGGATGCTTAATCCGCTAATGCCAATAAGTCAACAAGAATTAGTAATGATTGGCTATCAAAATTGGCAATGGTTGGATCGCGCCCAGTACACTAACGGCGAATTATTGGAAACTCCGAAGGCTGGGATAGGAGTGTTATAATATTTCTTCCTTCACCCGACTGAGCAGGACTGAAAACTAAATTAGCAAGTAAGTCCTGCTTCAGTTATTTATTTGAAAGGATAAAAATGATTAAAACTTTATTAATAATAAATTTAATTTTTACTATTTTGCATATAAATCATACTTGTTCTCTTAGTGATAAAATTGATAAATTATTTAAAAATTACAAAAAATGAATTTATGTATAGATTGTAATAAAGAATTAACTGTTGATAATAAAAGCTTGCAGCAATCAACAATACGTTGTGTAGATTGCTATAAAATATTCGCAGAACAAACTGAAAAGTTTTTAGATGATTGTATAATTGAAATGGATGAAAAGAAACCATGCAAACAATAGAATTTCCAAAATTTAAAAATTATAATGGCCAAAAAGTTAATTGGTTCCAACCTAAACTCGATGGTCATTTGACTAAGATTAATACTACTAATTACCCAGATATTTATTGTTATACTAAAAACAATAAAAATATAACAGAAAAATTATTAAAAATAAAGCATATACGAAAAGAAATTTTAAATATGCCTAAAAATAGTATTGCTTTTGCTGAATTACATTGTCCCGGCGTCCCAGCAACGAGCGTCCCAACTTTATTAAACAATGCTGATAAAAGACTACAACTTACGTTTTTCGCTGTTCCTTTATGGAATAACAAAAATTTTTGCAATGGTGATTTAGATAATATTTTATTTAATCTAAAAAAGATTGGCCTTAGTATAGCTCCCCCAACCTATATTCCAAAAGGTTTCGTAGATGAAACTGGACAAGCTACGATGTTAGAATTAGCTGTATCAAATAAATGGGAGGGTTGGGTACTAAAAGAAGAACATATGAAAAACTGGTATAAATTAAAACCAGTTAAAACTTTTGATGCTTTTGTAATTGGTACTCATCGTTCTTTTAGTTCTACTCATTATGGTGGTTTACAAGCTATTCATATTGCCGTTTATGATAAAGATGGAAAAATACATGACTTTGGTCAAGTTGGTTCTGGCTTTGATTTAGAATACCGCCAATATTTAGATACACAAGAAAAACGGGATAAACTAATTGGAAAAGTTTGTGTTATAGCTTATGATAGTATTGCTGCTAATGGTAAATTAAAATTCCCAAGAATGGCTAAAGATAGAAATGATAATATTATTTGGCGAAATGATAAAGACCCTAAACAATGTACAATGGAGCAGTTTGAATAATGCAAACATTTTTACCCTATGCTGATATTGGATTATCTATTTGGTGCTTAGATTGGAAAAGATTAGGCAAACAAAGAGTAGAAGCATTACAAATATTAAAAGCAAATAATCAAGGCCAAAAAATTGCTTTTATTTGGGGTTGGAATGAAGCTGGTAAAGAATACAAAAAATTACTTTGGTTTAAACCTTTAGATAGTGGTGATGGAATTAAATCTACTCCATGGTATAATCATCCTTGTACAAAAATGTGGCGAGGATACGAAGATTGTTTAACATACTATTATAATGAATGCATTTATCTTTGGAAACAAAAACATACTAATAATATGCCAATGTGTTTATACAGCAATGTATGGGGGAATTTTCCAAGATGGGATTTAATTGCAGCTAAAGAAAAAATATTTTATCCTCCTTGGTTTGGCAATAAAGAATTTCATGATAGTCATAAATCAAATTTGTTAAGAAAAATGCCAGAACACTATTCAAAATTTAATTGGCAAGTTCCAAATGACTTGCCTTATATTTGGCCAGTAAATTGAAAGGATGAAAATGTGGGTTTATAAAAAGACAGAAAAAAATTTATGGACAGTAGGATTTTATTCACCAGATGGAAAATGGAATGCAGATAGTGATTATAATTCATCAGAAGAAGCTGCAAAACGAGTAACACTTTTGAATGGTGGTACAACTATTGAAATAAACTATGAAAAACAAATTGCACAAACAATATTAGATGCACATAAGTTGCATGAAGAAAGTTACTATGTATGTTTCGATGATGATTCAGGTACAGGTGATTATAAATTAGATTGGGAAGAATGTTTTATTGAAGCGAGCAAAAAGAATAATTTATCTGATAATATTTGGTCACTACTTTGTTTAGCTAATCACTGGTCTAATGACATACAACTTTGGGCTGAAGATGTTTTGGCTAATAAAAATATTTTAGAAGAATGCAATAAAGAAAATGATAATACAGAAATTAAACACCCTATTTGTCCATTAAATATTTATTTTGAAGGTGATGAAAATATTTGCAATTCTGATTTATGTGATTTTGATTGTGAATTAAAATCATGTTCAGAAAGTTGCAAAATTAAAATAGAAAATAAAAATGAACAAATATTAGTTTCAAAAGAACTTGCTAAAGAATTTATAGGTTACGCAAATAATGAACCTTCTTGTAATTCTGGTACACATATAGTTGATAGACTTTCAGAACATATTGAAAAACAATTTGATAATAAATCAATCAATTGTAACTGTAATAATATACAAATTACAATAGATATGTTTTTAAGTAAGCACGAGCAAACAATGCTTGGAATAAATCCTGATGATGTGCAACATAGACGAGATATAGATCAAATACTTTGTAGAATACTTGAAGACTATAATAGATTAAAATCAATAGAAAAAGAATATCGTTATCTTTGCGATCAAATAATGAAAATCAAAACTAATTAAATTGGGGCAATAAAATGATAACAGCAAATAGAAATTTACAATTAGGCATAATTGATACTTTAAAAATGATGTATGGATTAGCTGATTATTGCGGTGGATGTGGCAAACAATATCACGGTGAATCAGATTGGACAATAGAACTTTACGGTTCTTATTCACGAGGGGAGGATAAATTGTATTTATGCCCAAATTGCCAAAAAATTTATGGAGATAAAAATGAAGAAAATCAAAAAGAACAAGTTAAAGTACATAATCCTAAAAATAAATTTTGGTTAGAATAATTAAGCTTTTCATCTATACTCCTGCATAGTAGGGGGCTAGAATAAAGCCGTAAAGGTGCAAGTCCTTAGTCCCTACTAAATTTAATTAAGGAATTAAAATGATACCAACAATACAAAATGATTATAATAATTTAAATGATTTATGGTATGATACTTTATTAAATATCATACATAGTGGTGAAGAATTAAATAGTAGGTCTGGTAAAACAAAAGAAATACTTGGTTTTCAAGCTATTTTATTAAATCCATTAAACAATATTTTAATTGGGTATCCAGATAGGAAATTTAGTTTATCATATGCTTGTGCTGAATTATTGTGGTATCTTTCTATGACGGATGATATAAGTATGATAAAAGCTTATGCTCCTTCTTATGAAAACTTCGCTGAAAATGGAAAAGCGTATGGAGCATATGGTCATAGATGGAAAAATAATGCTGGCTTTAAAAATGAAAATGAAGCAATGTTCCATCCAAACGGTCAAAATCAATTAGAAGCTCTTATACATCTATTAAAAGAAAAACCAAATACTCGTCAAGCAATAATTACAATGTGGGATAGTGGGGATATTATACATGCTATTGCAGGTAGTCATAAAGATTTACCTTGCACATTGTCTTTAAAATTTTATATTCGTAATGATAAACTTTATTGTATAACTGATATGCGAAGCAATGACGCTTGGCTTGGTTTACCTTATGATGTTTTTTGTTTTACAACTTTACAAAGAATAATTGCAGAAGAACTGAATTTGCAGCTTGGTACATATATCCATCAAGTTGGTAGTATGCATTTATACGAAAGAAACTTTGAAAAAGCACAAAAAATATTAAACAAATATGAAGCCAGTTATCCAAATATTGGTGACCATTGTATATTAGAAAATAATGAACACTATTTGCCATTAAATACAATGGTACAAAAGTCTTTACAAGTAGAAAACGATGTACGAAAAGCTGGGTTTTCTGTTAAGTCTATCCTTGGTTTTAATCCAACATTTAAAGATTTAATAAAAGGTTGTGCTACAAAATGGATAGAAATAGAATCTAAAGAATTTGATAATCCTTTATTTGCAGAATGGCAGAAAAGAAATTTGGAGAATTAATGATAAAACAAACTTTTATAATAGGTTTATTTTTAGTGGCATTATGTTTTATATTAGAACCATATAGACCTAATTCTATTAAAATAACTGAAAGAGATATAATAAACCAACATCGCATTTTATTGCAAATAAATCAATTAAGTAGTAACTGCTTTGAATTAATATTTAACGATGGTGACAAGATTATAATGGATAATAATACATTTAAAAAGTATAATTTTAAATTGTATAAAAAATATGATTTGAATAATCATCAAGTAAAAGATACTTTTCAAAAATTATTAGATTTTAGGTATTTAATATGATAATCGCTAATGAAAATTTAAAGCTAGGTATTATTAAAACTATTAAAATGGAGCTAGGAATTTCCAACTATTGTGGTGGATGTGGCAAAC